CTAATCCAATATGTAATGAAAATTCACCACCCCAACTTCTCCATTGATGCCCATATATCTTACCGAGTGACCCCCACTTCTTAGCAAACTCATCATCTGTTTTGATTTTGTTGATGAATTCTTCTTGGGTATATGGTGTCAAATCTAAACCACAGTCTTCTAGTGTCGGTTTCCATTCGTGCCAATACCTCTTATAAGCATCACCATTCCAAATATGACAACCATTATCAACAAGGAATTTAATATTAGTATCACCACAAAGGAACCAAAGCAGTTCGGTCACCACTGACTTCCATGCCATTTTTTTGGTGGTAAGTAATGGAAATCCGTGCTTCATGTTGTGTCGAATGGTGTAGCCGAAAATAGACTTGGTCCCAGTTCCAGTGCGATCCTTCTTGGTCACGCCATGTTCTAAAATAGTAGCAAGTAGGTCTTGATATTGTTTGTCTAGTGTGTTCATTTTTTTCGAAATAGTTTTATCTCATAGCTAGGTCGAACTGATCGCTCGATCGTGTATGCAAGGTTTGAATAAGCTGTCTGTATTTTTGCCATTGTCCTGGCATCGGGAATTCCATTTAAGGTCTTGGTTGAGAGCGCCTCGTCAAAGACTGTACCTCCTCGCTCTTCGATCTGCGATATTGGCTTTGAGTACTCGACCCTGATCTTATTGACAAGGCCGCCTCCCTTAGTGGGATTGAATGTCGTCATGTCCCAACTGAGTTCGGTTAGGTGGTCAAATAGCTCTTCGCCCAAAGGACCGCAAAAAAGAATCTTATCAGGCCACTTTCCGTTCTCAAGCTTGAGGTCGGTCAGACCTTCGGATATCGCTTGAAAAAAGATGGTTCCGAATGTAGGATCCTTTTCCTTTGGCACTTCAAGTCTCATGCGGTGACTATGTTAAACTCGCCGAGCTGTTGGGCTTCTACAAGCTCCTTATGCATGTGTCGTAAGATTGAGTTGACCTGCTCTGTTCCTGGGCCGGTGACCCACATCTGCTTCTTTTCGTTGCAGTAGAACGTACGGTCGACTCCATCTCTACACTTTAACTTGTGATCTTTTGGTGCATCGTTAATGACTCCATAATGGAATATGAATGCTTCACTCTCGTAGTGATCAGAATTGGCTCCAAGTTTACTCTGGAGCAGCTTATACACCTTTTCAGCAGTAGAAGTTGGCAAGTATTTCATTTAGATTACTTTATTACGCCCATGAATTTAGACTCCTGTACAGAAACGACTGCAGAGTCTGCGATTGAGTCCTTAAACTTGACTTTTAGTTTTTCTTCAGCTTCAGAAACCGAGTTGGCTTCCACTAAGTATTGTTCGTAAGTCTTTCTTACTCGTCCAGTCTTTTCGTCGAACGTTTCAAATTTGATTTTTGCGATGTAATACATTTTTCTTGTTCTTTTTTAAGTAATTTGTTGATAAATTGGATTGATTCGTTGGGTCCAATGAATGCGTCCCTACGATATGCAAGCTTGATAAACTCTGAGTGTCCCATATCTTCATACATTTCTTTAAGATCAGGCAAAGCAGGCACGTACCATTTATTAAATCCCATTGTATTGTTGTACTATTTAAACTTCTCTAGTTTTGCCATGATTGGCTTTAAATACTGGAAATCTCAGTGAATTTTTACCCTCTTGATCGACAGTTTCCTCAAAATACTGTGCGGTGATTGAGCATCCGACTATTTCTTCAGGGTTGTGATAGTAACGTCGTCTTTCCTCTAGTGAGAACCCGCTTCCGACCTGCACACTGCCTCCCTTATGCTCAATAATCACGGCGCTGAGCATCTGCTCCTCTACCTCGCGACCCTCAACTATTACCCTTTGCGGTCCCATGACTGCCTCTAAGACCACGTACTCAGCATCATGCATCTCCTTTAGCTTCAACATGTTTTTAGTACGGTCTCCTTCATATCCAACATCACGTCTCGCGATCAGTCCTTCCCAGCACTTGTCCCTAGACTGTTTTTTTAGAGAGTCCAGCGATTCTTTAGAAAGTATTTTGTATTGAGGTAGTGCTTCAATAACGTCACCTTCAAATTGCATGCGTTTCAAGCGAGCAGAAAGAGGTACTTGACCCACGCAAGAGTCGAATTCGTTAAGGCTTAATTGGTCGAACACCCAAAACTTTGGGTTTTGAATAGTATGGTCTTTACGCTGAATCTCCTTCAGGATTCCCTGGAAGTCATCAGATCCGTCTTCTTTCATGAGGCATATTTCTCCATCTAATACACAGTCATCGATCCCCAGGCGCGCGATTTCCTTCTCTACATTGGCTAGTGTTTCAAAGGGCTTGCCATTTCTGGAGAAGAATTGAACTGCTCCATTTCGTACGATTGCAATGCACCTTACTCCATCGAGCTTGCGAGAAACATACCACGTACCGTCGAACAGGTCGATCTTCTTTACTTTATTGATGTCGTGAGCCAGTGCGACGCTAAATGTAGGAATGAGTCCGGGCATCACGCGATTGATTATTGTGGTAGTCGCCCTGGTCTCAAGATTTCGGTCGATTACTTGAAAAATAAGATCAGCATATTCCTGCCACTCACGGATGAATGCGTTGGTCGCCTCAATTGCATGGTGGCCAGTAATGTTTCGATCGTTAAGATCGTCGAGCAGTTGAAAAAGGTTAGGATATAGATTAGATGGGGCGATAAGCTCGCGGCGCTTCTTTAAGTTATCAGCCGAGACTCCAAATTGTTTGTAGGGATGATATGTATAAAGTAAGACCTGTCGAATGAACTGATGATCCTTATATCGAGTCAGCACTTCGACTTTATGATTGGTGGAGTTTGACTCATTCATCAAGGTGACAAACTCTCTTAGACTTACAAAATCGTTTAACATATTATTAGCGTTTAGTTTCAAATTCATTAGATCTATGTGTTACTTGCCAAGTCAGATCATGTAGTTGCTTAACGGTTGCAAGGTATTTAACATTAGATCTATTCCACTCGGTGGGAGCGATTAGCGTAAGAAAAACAGAAGTGTCTTCTCTAGCATAAAGATAATAAGTGTGGCCTGGATCAGGTTTAAATTTAATTTCAGCTGAATATATTAGGTTTGAAATGATTCGTCTCTCCTCTAGATCAGCATACTGTTTCTTAAGTAATTCAAGTTGTTGTATGATCTGTTCTTTTTGAATCTCTAGCTGCTCATTCATGGCCTGTACCGACTTGCTTACGATCACTCCCATTTCAGTGGGCTTAAATGCTGGTGCGCCAACTGTGTGTCCATAAGGCAAGAGCCCAGGATATAGAGGCATTAATTTTTCGTTTTTTTCAGTTGGATCCAGCATTATAGCTATTATACAAAAAAAATATCTTAGCTTAAAAGTTTAGTGTAGCTCCATCTTTGAGGTGTTTATCACACCACCCTTTGCATACTTCAACTGCGAATTGAGCTGGCTTTTTACTGGAGTATCTAGGCAGCACATGATCGGCTTCTCCTGCGTGTGGAGCCATCGTCTGGTGGCCGGTGTACTTACGATCTGAGTCAAAAAAAATGATGTCGAGCGGAAACTTGACGTTCTTCATCCAAAAGTTGAGAGGCATGGGTTTGTCGTAAACGAAAAGCAGACCCTCACTTTCAGTAGGTTCATTCTCTGCTCCCATGTAACCTTTTGCTTGGCTAGCAGGAGTAGTCAGAGCCTTTAGATTGAGCGGGACTCCACCGATCTTGGCTTCGACTGGCAGCTCGTCCATTTGCACCTTTTTACAGAATGCCTCAAATAAGGGCAGGTGTTTGGGAGATTGTGTGTGACTCATATTGATTATTTATTAAAATAAAAATGGGCAGTCGATTAACGTCCGCCCATTTTAAATTTTCTATAGGATCTTATTACTTTGCAGCTTCTTCGCCTTCGGCTCCTTCTTCTCCCTCTGCACCTTCTTCACCTTCTCCTTCAGCTCCCTCTTCGCCTTCTTCCTCTTCACCACCTCCTTCAAGTTTTTCAACTCTTTCGGTTAGCTCATCGATCATGGCCTTTAGGTCTTCAAGAGTCACTTCCTCTTGCTCATCTTCACCTTCAGCTCCTTCCTCTCCTTCTGGAGTCTCATCAAGTTCCGGTGTTTCTTCTTCCTCTGGATTAGCTCCAAAGTCTACTGAGTTTCGGTCGGCATCATATTCGTTTGCAAAACCGTTAGGTGTTCCACCATACATTGTTTCGCTAGCCATATTATCGAATGCTGGAAAGTTATCCTCTTCGTTAACTTTTCCCGTTGCACGAGTTTTCATGAAGCCTGCAAAATTTTGAACTTTCATTTTCGTTTAATTTTTTATTATTTATCTAAACTCTTAAGATTTTTCCTCAGTTTTTAGCTCCTCTTTAAGTGTGTCAATCTCGGCATCAAGCTTTTTGATTGCTTCGATAGTAGGACGCAGGATCATGGTGGCAGAAAAAAGACGTTGCGCAGAGTCCAGACCAGTGCCGCTTATCTTATTTAGAAAGTAGTTT